CAACAACGCCGACAAGAGTTCCAACCGGCTCGATCCCAAACGCATCACCGGCTGCAAATTGATCAATAACGCCTTGATTTAGATCGTCGAGACTGATTTTCAACGTGGTAGCAGAAACCGGCGGGCTAAAACCTGATCTGTTGCCTGATCTGTCAGCAGACCGAAGCCAGTAATATCGCGTGACGTTATTAGCAAGACCAGTAATCGTATGCTGGTCAGCAAGCGTCTGAACAACAAGCGTAGAAGTTCCCTGATTGTTTGTCGTGTTCTCGAATATCTCAATGAACGCCAAATCAGAATCAGACGGGTTTTCCCAGTTGAGCTTGATCTGCTGAATTCCACCCGTCGCAGTAATCGTTGAAGCTACTGCTGGAGCCGTTTGATCGCCTTGCAGGATGATTGTTCCGGTTATCTGTTCTGATACCTTGCCGGTCAATGTGACAGCTCTGACGCGGAATGTGAACTCCTCAAGCTCTCGCATGCCAGAGATGACCGTTGTAGTGCCGTAAACATTGACGCTTGAATAAGCCCCGCCACCACCAATGACATCCTCGTTTACGCTGCCGTAGTTAAGCTCTAGCGTTGTCGCGTCTGCCACTGATCCGTAGCTTATTGTTGCCGTATAGGCGTCAGATGTCAGTCCATAATCGATCTCGCCCTGACTTGTCTGCTTGAACTCGACTTCAAAGAATGAAATGTATTGGCTGTCAACTGGCAGGGTCCAGCTAACCTGAACTGCGGGTAACACCGAACCGTCATTGCCAAGAACTGTAGTTTCGACCAGCGTCAATGCGGTTGGCGCTACTTGATCTGGCGTGTCATCAATGATGTCCGTATAGTCTGGCGTGATCGGGCCAACAGTCGCGGTGACGCCTGATTGATCGTTGTCAGGGTTCCTGTCGCTGAATACGTTGGCGCTAGAACCAATGCCAATTGCGCGAACCCAGTACCAACGCTGATCGCCGACAACAATCGGGTCTAAGGCGGTGCTTTCGTCATGCTTAAACGATGTGATTAATCCTCGACCAATTTCTATCGCGTCCGACCATTGGCTAGTCGCTGAAGCGTAAACAATGATGCTTGAAAACTTTGAGGTATTGCTTGGATTGCGCCAATCTAATTCAATAGATTTTACGCCAGCAGTTGCAGTTAAACTTTGCGGATCAGGAACGCCGGGAAATCCGTTTGTTATAATACCCGCCGCGCTGATAGTTGAATATTCTATCGCGTCAGGATCTGCGTAACTTCCGGGGTCATCTTCCGCAAGCGTGAGAGAGATACCGCTTTCTGTAAAACTCCAACCCATGCAACGGAAGACCTTCGACGAAAATCCAAGCTCTCCGATAGTTACTTCAACCCTATCGCCAACAGTGATTGCCATTGCTGAAAGGTTAGCTGGAAACGTCAACAGCTTTTGCTGGTCGCTCATCTGAATCAGCTTATTTGCGATTCGTTGAGCCATGTAACTTGAATTGGTAAACGGTAGGTTTATTTCTCGCTCTAATGTTTCGCCGTTGTCTCGATTTAGGGCGGCGGTTAATTGAACCCGTGGAACCTCGACCGATTTATTGTTTTGAGCCGGGTCGATAATGATAGATTTGACAGTGTTGAATCTGTCTGCTCGTTCAACAGATGTTTTAACCGTCACAGACCCGGCCAAATCGTCCTCGGTCAATACATGAGTCGGTGCCTGATACACGCCTGCGCTGATGATGTACTCGCCACCAGAGTATACCAGCGAACCATTCATTGAACTCAGCAGCTTGTTGATGCTGGTCATGTGCGGATCAGTTCCGAACAAAACGCCATTCGCGGTGAATCGCTTTTCACTGCCATTTGGAACTGGTACGGAAACATCGCAAGCGTCGGCTGCTATAATCACCTCAAGCCAATCGACTTTATTTGTTGCTACGCCCATGCCGAATTGTGTATTGGTTAGGTAATCAGCAACGCACAAAGCCGGGTTGTCAGAGTAGGCTATGTAACTTAAATTGGTTGGATTTGCGCCAGCAGTGTTCCCGGCGGCAACGTCTAATCGCGGATCGTAAATCTTCCGACCTTTAACCAAAGCGCGGATGTTGTTCGGCGAATACTTGCCCCAAAGTTCTTGGCTTTCGGTGGCTTCAAGCAGCGTGAAAATCGTGTGGATATACGCGATACCTTGCCCTTTGTTGCTGGCAGTGTAATCCGTAAACCTTGATTGAAGAATCGGATCGGCAGTTTGATTAGCGGTGCCAAGATATTTATAAACACCGACCTGAGTTACATTGATTCCAAGCACCGAAACCGGCCCGAATGTCCCAGAAGTAACCGCGCCGTTTGGATTCGCTATTACTTCATCATCAAGCCAGACGTCTGTGATTGCCTCGACCTCATGCCCTGCAAGTGCAACAACGTGATGAAGGTCTTGGTTGTCGTTCCCCGATACACCCAAGAAAGTCAAAGGCCCAGACACCAGCGCCTGACCATAGATTATCTTCATCGGTTCGACAGTGCTTTTTGATGTTACCTGTCTGCTTCGATCGGTGTCTGGGACGCCCGGCATATCTGGCATCATAAGTTTTGTGGCAAGCATTGCCCCGCCAGCAATGATAGCTGTACCGGCAACCAAGGTTACGCCGACAAAAGCAGAAAGACTCAGACCAGCCAGAAAAGCAGCGCCGCCAACGGCCCCGATCACCGCTGATCCAATTGAGACAACTGCTATAATTACTGGTGGCATATCTTCCAACCCTTGATGATGTATCTTTCGTTGACTCTAGCCATGCCCTTTTTCGTCAAGCAAACAGCTTCTGTTCCGAATTTTATGCCCATCGCCTGCCCAATTATCGGCAAATCAACAATAACCGGGTCGCCGTCGCCGAATTCTTCGCTCGGCAGTGTCTGAAGAGCGAAAGAAACCAAACCCTCCAGTCCACCGTGTTCGGCCAAAATCTCTTCAGCGCCCTTTTCGCTATTGTACCCGAAAGCGTGAATATAATCTTTCCCGGTTAGCTCCAAAAGCACATGCGCGACAAACTGGCAACAATCCGAATCGCCGTACTCAAACTGCCGCCTCTTCCATGAATTCAAGGCTTGAAGAACCATTAATGGCTTTCCCGAGTCAGCGGATCGCCAATCCTACCACCTCCAGCCGTTCCACCGTCATCAGAATCGCCGCGCCATTTGATTTTCAGCCCTTCAATTTTTGGCATGAACTCGAAGAAAGTATCTGAAGGATAAAGTCGTTGCTGAGTTTGATTCGTATATCGAAGATTTGCAGACCTATCAAACGCCGCCAATTCTGACTCGCAGGTAACAACGATCTGATCACCAGAGCCGCCTTCCTGACCAGCCGTGATGCTCATAACATCCATAAAGCCTGCCCACATCGGAAGCGGGTCATCAAGCAATTCATCATCTGCCGACAAAACGCCGACATAAACTGTGACGGGACGCATAAAGTAATCTTCTGACAAAGCCTGACCGGACAAGGTTGCATCAAGCGCCGACAGAGTGAGAGTTATCGAATAAGGACTGACGTCCGAGCCTTCCTCTAGCTGAGATACTGAGCCAAGGCTTCCTACGCCAAGCCAATCCTCACCGCCCCATGTGTAAGATCCAATTCCGTTATGAACGTATACCGTCTCGGCGGCAAACTCCAGCTTCACAAAAGTCAAAACGGTAACGTATGGTAAATCAAACGCCGCCAAGCTATCCGGTAAAAATGGTCTGCTCATGCCAAAACATCCTCGACAGCATCAATGCTAAACGATGAAAGTCCTGCAAGTTCATTGCTCCAGCCAGACTTCGATGCCAGCATGAATACACCGTTAACCGGGGACGTATAGTCAACGCTTCCGTTGTTGATAGTTGACTTCCGTATAGGCGGCGCAATTTGGATCGTTATATTTCCTGAAGCGTCTGAATTTGCGTCAGTTGTAACCATGTGAAGTTCGTTGTTAAAAGACACATAATCACCGGCTTTTACATATCCAGTAATAGACGTGCCAGTAGTCGAGCAAACAAGATTGGCCCCAGACTGGCCGGCGCCGTTTATTGTCAAAGTTCCAAATCCGACGCCTCTGCGAGTATAAGAATGGTCATGCAACAAAAAACGATGCTCTTGCCCGTTCAGCTTGGCAAGAAAAGCCTGCATCTCCGACCTGTCATCGCCGCTTAGATTATTGAAAGACATCCCAACTTTCCAAAGAGAACCTTGCCGACTTGAAGTTTGTACGGCGTTGGTTATGGGCGAGCGGAATGTTTTCGTGTTTGTTACAAGCTCAAAACTGCTTGATGTAGGAATTATTGACGGAAATGCAAATGTGGTCATACGAATCTTCGCCTCTGCATCAATGACTGAATCTGAGCGATAGTTGCGGCGCTCGTCTGCTCCATTGCCATTCTGATTTTCTCTTCTACTTCTGGCCCGGCTCCAGAAGCGTCGATGTTGTTAACAATAGTCACTCCGCCGCTCTGGCCTTTCGTGTGGTCGATTACCGATTCATTGGGATGCAATATGGCGGCAAAACCCCCTTTTTGGTCAATTCCACCTGCTCGCGCTCCGCGACCAGTAAAGCCACCACCCTCAAACGATTGTGACTTGATCTGAGCAACCTGCCCAAGTCCGTTCGCAACTGCGCCAGCGGCCATAACAAACCCGAGAGGCGGCGGGTAACTAGCGAGCGCCAAAGTCGCGGCAGAATAGGTTTGCATGATTGCCTGACCTATCTGGAATGCTTTGTTTACCGCAAATAGTTTTTTGTTATTGCTTGCAATTGCTGAAAACTGATTGGCTAACTCACCTACAACTTGGCTTGTTTGCGCCACGCCTGATTTCTGATTAAACGCGGCCAATCGTTTCTGGCCTTCGATTTGCTGCTCTTGGTTAAATGTTAGTCTTTCAAGTATGGCCGGGCCATTAGTATCCAAATCTTCAAGAATAACTTTGGCAGGAGCGTCCTTGGCAATCACCTCGGCTGTTTCTCTAGTTTTCGCCTTAACCTTTTCGTAAAACTCTTCGATCCCTGTGCTTGGCATTTCTTGTGAGCCAAGTTCGGCAAGTTGTTTTTTTGTCTCGGCAATTGATGAGTTAATGCCAGTGAGGAAATCTCCAAGCGGATTTGATGCAATCTGATCGCCGCCAAGAACATTCGCTATTGAGTTGTAAACATCAATGAACACCTGAAGCGCAGGAACCAGCTTGCCAACCATAGCCGCACCGAATCCAAGCACGGTCTGCTTTGCTTCCAAAAATCCGATTTTTAAATTATGAACGACATCAGCCGCTTGAGCAAAACCCCTGACAACCGCGTCAGCAACTCTCTGCCCTATGTCTCCGAATTCGGCAGAGTCTAACGCCGACTGCCTGAAAGAATCTGCGACCCCGGCAATGATCGGACTGAACGACACTGCGAGTTGGTTGCCAAGCCCGGTGAAAACTCCCGTGGCCCTTGAGACGGCATCATTAGCAACCTCAATCTGTGCCGCGTCTACCCGCGACATGGTAATGCCAAGATGTTCAGCCTCTGCCGCCATCTCTCTGAGGTCGCCAGAACCGCCTGAAATCATGTTAAGCATTGCAACGCCGCGAGCGCCGAACAAATCTGCCGCTATCCGCACCTTATCCGTCTGAGACTTAACGTTTTTCATCGCGTCTGCGACCACTAGCATTTGTTGATCTAGCGGCAGTTTTTCAAGCGCTGCTGCGCTGATACCCAACTCAAGGAAAGCATCTTTTGCAACACCCGTATTATTTGCGGCGTCAGATACCCCGATTGCCAAATTCTGAAGAGATTTTTCAAAGGTTTTGTTTTCCACGCCTGCAAGGTTGGCCGCGTGTTGAAGCCCGCCGAGAGCTTCTGTGTTGATTCCCAGTTGGTCAGCAGTCTTTGCAAGCGCGTCAATGGTTTGCATTGAAGACTTGGTCATGACCGTAGCAGTTGCAACGCCGACCGTGGCGAAAGCAACGCCAATTTTCCCGATCTTCATCGCGGTTTGCCCCGCGAAGCTGCCCATTGACTTCAAGCCCTTGTTCACTTGAGCGAAGGCTTGAGCGGTCTTGTTGGTCGCTGTGATCGGAATTCTTACAGGATTAGCCATTTTTCACCTTGAAGTACGCAACCCAGCCTTGAAACTCGACCATGCTCATCTCTGTGATCTCATCCACCGTCTTGTGTAAGTGTTCCGCAAGCTGGTACGCGAAGAGTAGAGCATCGTCGTCTATCAGTTTTTTTCGAGATCTTCCGCTTTTGGCTGCATGTCAGCGATTTCACCCGCAACCCTGATCAACACGTCAGGATCGACGGACCTCACAATTTCGGTAAGTTCCGGTTTTGTGAAACAGGATTCACCGTCTTCCTGACACAAATAATAAATCACCGTCAGAGCAAGACCTTCGTCCATCTTGTCAGAAGTTAGACGCTGCTGAATCTCCATCTTCTTTTTAACCGATATTTGAGGACGGACAAAATACCGCCCGCCCCATTCTTCGATTTCAATAGGCTTTGGATCAGCGGCCAAGACGCTCTGATAGTGCGTTTTGGCTTTGTCTAAAATACTCAAGCTACAACGCTGGTAGTGAGTGCGCCATTACCTTGCAAGGAAATAGATGCCTCTACCATTCCGTCGAAAGAGCTTGAACGACTAACGCCGGTCACAATAGCTGACCCGGTGTAGTAAGTTGAAGCAGATGCGTCGCCTTCTGGATAGAATCCAATGGTAACTTCAGAACCGACAGACAAAGCCACCTGACCAGCGGTGTCCGTCTCATCCCAGTAAACGTCGGCTGAACCGCTGAACGATGTTAACGTGGCCTTGAAGCTCCGCGCTGTATCGGTCATGACGGTATCTTCAACCGTGTCTGCTGTCTCTTCAATTGAGAATGAGCGCAACTCTGCAACTGACGCCGCGCCAACTTTGATTGTTCCTGCTGAACCTGTATGAGTAGCCATTTATAAAACCTCTTTTTGTGGCTCGGCTTTTGCTTTCGCTTTCGGCTTCACCTTGTGATTAACCGGCTGCCATCCGCGAGCCAAGAATGATTTAACTTTCGATGGATGAGCGGTTATTTTTGTGCTTCCATCAGGACTTTGCAATTCCATATTATACACCTATATCTGGAGCGTTCACTGCTGTTCTGTATTGTATCGCAAACTCTAGCGTTACAATACTGACTGGCTGCTCACCCTCACCGTTGTAGCTGATGTCTGTCCCAGAGAGAAAGCTAAACTTTGCCAGTCCTCCAAGCGTTCTATCAGCCGCCATTGCGACTTCTATTTCACTGCAAATCGTGTCGATCAGATCATCGTAGACTGTAATGTTACGAACGTATGCCTCGACGATCAAGACCAGCTCTCGGTTCAAAGTAAGAGTCGGCCCCATTGTGTCAGTTTCTGACGTTTCCGTTGTCGTGTACACTAGCAGCGC